TTATTAGCTGTATTACTTAATCCCAAAGATAAAAATCTAAAACAATCGGCAAAAGGAAAGAACGCCGGATAACATAATCCAGTAGAAGTAATAAAGTTTTTAATTCCTGATTTGGTATATTTTAAATGTCCACCAGAATCATAAACCTTAACACTTAATTCTCCACCAATACTAATAGAATGCTTTTGAGACATATAATTTTATGTACTAAGTGCAATTAGATGCATCGCCACATGGACTTGTCCATGTTAATGTTAAATTCATTTCTATACCATTATCAAAACCCAAAGCTGGATACAGTCCTCCTTGAAGCCTCGTTTCTCTATCGTAAACATCATCTTTATTAGGAAAAGCTCCATGAGGTAAAAGTCGAGCAAAATGAGTTCTACTATAAGAATCTCCTTCGCTAGTTCCCGACGATTCAAAATGAACCACATAACCAGTAGGGACACAAAAACCACTAGAGGCAACACCGCCGCCAGCCAAACCTGTGGGAACATATGCTGTTCCATTACAACCATTTGCCCAACCATAAGTTTTAGCAGTAGCGTTATCGTAAAATCTAATAGAATCCCATCTTATTTGTAGTTTAGCTCCCGCTGCTCCAGTATGAGGCCAATATAATGGTCGAGTATTTGTATTTAATGAATCAAAATTACTTGGAATTGTTTGCCCACCATTACCCCTATCTATTAAAGCACAGTCCATTTGAGTACTTGGCCATGGGTCAAAAGTAGCTGGCGAATAAGCTGGACCATTTAACATTAAAATCCCACCATATCCATATCCAGCACCAGAAGCATCAGTTATTTGTCTAACCATATCTCCCAGAGTACCAGTGGAATGAGTAGCTGAATTCAAAGCTTGAACAAAATATCTTTCATTGCCAGAATAAGAAAAAGGTCCAAGTTCTGAATGTTCAGTATTGCTTCCGGTTACCCCGCCCTGAACGGTTTGAATATTATTAAATCTTTCAATAGTATTAGGAACATTCCCCCATTGGTCTACAATAGAAAAATGAGCATTACATATTCCCGTTCCCCGTTGCGTTAAAACTATCCCACTTATCCACCTATAATGCTGTAATCTAGAATTACTTAACGTAGAAGCTCCAGATGCATCTTTAAAAAGACAATCTAAATAAGGATAATAATTTCTATCTCCCTCTGATGCTGAAGGATTTACACAATAAGCTAAAACCATGGAAGCAAACCGTCCATTATAACCCATACTGTTATTGGGAGAAAAAGAACACTTCCTTGTAATGGTCGCGGAACTTCTAACGTTTGGTCCAGAATAATCTATGGCTGTTGGGGGATTTCTTAAAAATTTAGATGAAAATACAGCCTTTATTCTTGGATGTTCATCCCCACCAATAGCTTGATACTGTTGATTGCCTGGGGTAGCAAAAGAAATAGATTCAGAAAAGGCATCGGTTTGAGTTTCTTGATAATTAAAAACTTCGGTTGGATTTGTCCACGTATTATCGACCTTATAATTTTTAATAGATGGTAGGTTAGGAGTAGCTGGCCCCCCCAATCTTATATTTTTTGGTGTCACTACTTCATCTCCAGGAAAACTACTATCAAATAATTGTGCAGCCGTTGGACTATAATAAAAACCACTTAAATCTTCCTGGGTAGTGATAGCGGTTAAATCTCTACTTAATGTTGCATTAGGAATTTGGTCGGAAGAAATAAACTTCATTAATCCGTCACTATTATAGGCTGAAATTTCGCTAGTGACAGCTCCACCATCAATATTATTAACTTCAAATTCACTATTATCGGGAGAAAAATAAAAGGATAACTGACTTAAATTAGTAGCTGATGGCTCCATTAAATCCCCATATTTAGGAATAAAAGAATGCCCTTTATTATCAACACATCTTAATCCATGATAAACAGGACGATATTTTCCATACAAATTACTCCAAGCTGTAACAAAATTCGTTGGGTCTTCTGAGGTGTCAGCATTAGTTGTATCAAAAGTATTTAATCCAAAAGAAGAAGCCCCCGTTTGAGAAAAAACAATTTTTAACTGATAACTAACTAAAGCCTTATAACCATTTGGTATAGATAAACTTCTGCGAATTCTACTAAAAGCATACTTACCTGTAAAATCTAATTCGTGACCAGGAGAAACCATAAACTCACTAATATTTAAAGCCCCCCCCGCTTCTTGAACCACAACTGATGAATCTCCAGTAGGAATATTCCAGGCACGAAAAAATCTAGGACCAGTGCTTGTTAAATAAGTTCCACAAGCAGAGGATGGACTGTCACTACCGACTTCGTAACCACGCCAATCTATCCATTGCCCACTTTGTTTTCCCTGATTAGTTAAAAAAGTTCCAAACGGGGAGGCTAATCCAGTGGTCGCAATCGTCCCACCATCACTACTTTTATTAACAGTAACACCATTACCAATAGACAAATATCTAAAACAGTCAGCAAAAGCATAATCTTTAACCATATGCAGCCCCGTATCGGTTATAAAATTATTAAACCAATCGGTCGTAGAAACGAGCTTTCCCCCGCTGTATAAATCCACTTTAAATGCTCCCTCTAATCCCACCTTAAGATTCGTATTCATATTATTTAATTACACTTTTCTAATTATGGACTAAATTGCTCTTTCCAACTTATTGTTACAAAATCAAAAGCTAAAGTCTCCTCATCTTGCATATCTATATTAAATCTTTCTGGACCTGCCTCAAAAGTAATTGACGAAAACTCAAAAGAGATATCCGCATCATCACGATTAGATGGAATAAATAAAGCTGACAAAGCAACAACATATTCTCCCGTTAAATTATATCCAGAAGTAACGATTCCATTGGGTTGTAAAGAAATATAATGATAATCTCCTTCTGGAGCCATTACCCCACCCCAAGAAACAGAATAATAACCTGTCCCTATAGTCCCACTAATAAGAGCCCCAGTGACAATACCCGAAAAGGTTTCTGTCATTATTTTATCACCACTTAAAACAGCTCCAAATGATGTAACAAAATCACCCGTATTTTTTGGATAACCATAAAAAGTCCCTGTGAAAGAACCAGATATACTACTGTTTAAATTATATCCGCTATTAACAAAACCACTTGCTCTTACGTCCCATTCTGGAGCACAAACAGTCGCATCATTATTTATCCACCAAAAATAACCATCCTTAGCCCCTAATTTTAATTCTTCATTAAAATACGACCCAGTAAAAAGAGTCGTTCCAGGAAAAATGGGGAAAACCCCATCCCCCGTAGTCTGATAAAAATTAAATGGGGCAAAAGTTACATTAGCTGCCATCGTCAACCTTACTAGCTAATAATAAACTAGCAAGAAAGTTGTCTAATTGGTGCTCGACAGCGATATTATTAACTGTTTTTACCCGAAGATGATTTTTATCTTCTGGATTTTCACCATAAACCTGAATACTAGATAACCAATTGGCCGGTTCTTCATTAGCCATTATCTGTTCAACAATTCCTGAAACTACTTCTTTTTGTTGTTTTGATAGTTTTTTTAATTTAAATTTTTCCCTAATAAAGGAGGCAACGTTACCTTCTAGCTCTTGAGATAATAATAAATTATCCCTTACTTTAGATAAACTATATTGGACAGAACCCCCAATAGGAGTAATCTTTTTGGTTGTTTGTGGGGCTTTTGCTCCTTCTGGACGGCCAGCGGCATTTGGGTCTTTTGGTCCACCGATAAGCGGGGTGTATAAACCCTTATCCCTTTGTTCTTTATAAGCCTTTTGTTCTTCTTCCATAATTCCTGGGTCTGGAAGAGTATTTGTTTCAATAGCTTTAAATCCTTGTTCTGGAGTAAGAACTCCGATTTCTACCATTCTCGCAAAGATTTTAGATAAAGTACTGTTGTCTTTTAATTCAATTTCTTCGAAATAAGGAGTCGGGAAATTTTTAAATCCAATAGATTTAGAAATCCTTTTCATTTCTGGAATGAGGAATTCTTCCAAAAAAGAATTTCTTGCCTGCTTTAAACGGGCAATAAATAATTCCACCTTTTGTTGTTGATTAGCGAATTTTTCTCCACCCATAAAGATATTATTAAGTCCCATGTTAATATCTCTATCGACAATTTCGTATTTTTTAGGGTCTAGTAAATCAGCAATTTGTGGAATAACGAATTCCGCCTTTGTAGTATAATCAGCAATTAAAACTCTGCCCACTGATTGATTTTCAAATAATCGTCGTAGAGCATCAATATTTTTTTGGTTAATGCCTCCCTTTTCTGGTTCCGCGCCCGTAGTAACTAATAAAACAATTTGCTGCATCGTCCTACAAATAGCCATATCTATTTTACGAAGCTCTGCTTTAAAATTAATATCCTCTAAAACAGGATAACCCATGGGAACAGAAAATGGTTCATAGTCTTGTTTCTTATAAAAAATAGAAGCTACCTTATCAGACGATAGAGGAATACTTACAGACCTGGAACCAGATTTTATTTGCTGTTTAGTTTGTTCTGGAAGACTATTAAAAATAGCTAAATCTTCTTCTGTTTGTGGTTTGGCTATACGAGACAGCTCAAAATCAGTTAATACTTTAAAATAAGTTCCAAATGCGAAATTAGCAGTTGGGACCATTTGAACGTCTGCTGGATTTAAAATAATATATCTAATAGGTAATATCATTTTTTCTTCTGGAACCGATGGAACCTTATCTGCTCCATATACTTGCGTAATTTTTCTAATATCATCGGGCTGGATTTCTCCATCCCATCGGTAAAAAAANACGTTACCAGAACGATAATACTCTCTNAAAAAACGGTCTTGTAATCCCCATAATCCAATTTTCTTCCANAAGGCAGTAAANAAATCTCGTGATTGTTTATTTCCTCCTTTAAAAAATATGTTATTAACTGAAAATTCCGTCATTAAATCAATAACATTACGAAAAACGGCGAAATTATAATAACATTTTTGACAAAGAATAATTGCATCCCTTACATCTACAGAAGAATAACCACTACCATATATGCTACTACTATTTTTAAATGGAACTAAACCATCATCAATATTTTGAAATCGTTGAGTCCTCTCTATAGTTCCAGCAATATTTCTTCTTGTGGAAGTCGTTGATGTTGAGGCGATTGACTCTGTCGCCATTGAAACCATAAATGGTTCCGCATCAGTTAAGTTAATTTTTTTCTTTCTCATATTATTATTTTAAATTGCTGCATTACTATAATTAGCCGAATAAGTACAATATATCCTATCATTACCCATATAATCGGGAAATCTAACAAAAGTATACACAGTACTTAAATTCGGATTTGGAGCAGGGGCATTAACGCTATATGGGAATCTAATATCGTTATACCACGTAATTAAATTATATTCATCTGTAGTTTTAACACCGAGATTGCTTATTTTTACTAATACTGTTTGTCCTGTTGCAAATCTAGTTAAATCGAAAGCAATAGTGTTTTCTTCGTCAGTGAAACTTAAATCCCATGCGTCGTATTCTTGAGGACTTATGGTTCTAGTATTGTAAGATGAAAGCCCTGATGGAGAAGTGTTACAGATAAATACTAAATGTCCGGTATCCCCACGGCCACCACTTGGTCCTTGCGGCCCTGTTGGACCTGGAGAACCTAATCCTCCTACATTAGTATCAACTAATCCATAATTATACCATTCAATTTTACCAGAAACTAATCCAGCAGGAGGATAAGGATTGTCTAAAGAAGTAAATTCAATAGCCCCATCATTAGTATTAAAAGAATCTACTCTCCCATAAAAATAACGCCCTGTAACAGAAGCATCAGAAAAAATAAGTTGTTGGGCAGCGGAATAAGTATTACCAATCATTGCTGAGATAGTTGTTCTAATTTGGTCGCCAGGACCAAACCTTCTTCCTGTTCCGGTACATAATACCCAATTACTTGTTCCGCTTGTTGTTCTATCAAATCCATAAAAACCAGTCCTCTGGATATCTGTCACATAATAACTAGCATAATAATTATCGCTAGCCCCAGCAGGTCCGGTCGGACCAGTCGGACCAGTAGAACCAGAAATTGATGTTCCACTAGTACCCGCTGGTCCTGTAGGCCCGGTTGGACCACCAGCCGGAAGAGAAGTCCAATCAGTTGTTGTTCCATCTGTTAATAAAAATCTAATGTCATTACTACTTCGTTCTATCCCAGTAATACCAACCCCAGAAGTTCCGAGCCCCATGGCCCCTCTTTGTCCTTGTGGACCAGCAATTCCTTGAGGACCAGTAGCTCCTCTTCCACCACTTGGACCAAAATAACTTGTTTCGACATCCCCTAAAACATAAAATCCCCAATACATTGAACTATCCATTACGCTTCCGTCGGCGAAAACGTATTTTTGGAATCCGTATTTATACGAAGAGGTTGCGTCGAAGTTAACTTTAAAGGTTATTTTATTTCTACTAATATCTTCAACAATATCTGATATTAAGTCGTCTGTGGTTAAATTAGCATCTAAAGTATTATAAGCAGAAACATCAAAATTATTTTCACTACGAAGAAATCGTCCAGTAGAAGGATTATTTAAAACTGTTTCAAGAACACCATCATCAAAAAATACTAATTTTAAATAACCAGTAATACCACTTTGAATAAAATAATTAGAATTATAATAAGACCCATTTGGAAAAGTAATACCAGTTAATTTTAAACCACTATAATCAATAGAATACGTCATTCCTTTTACAAATCTGAGTGGGGGATTATTAACTGTATCTGGATTAATATTATAAATTTTCCAATTTGGAGCAATATCTCCTGGAGAAGGTGGTCCACCAGTAAATCCAGTAAATATATCTCCGACAATGTTAATTCCACCAACCACTCCTTGCTGACCCGTGGCACCACTTGGGATTATAATAGTTAAACCTGTGGTTCCATTAGAAAATTGCGGGGTAAGATTAAGTCCACTTTGGGTAAATCCAGTAAGAGAAATACCTGTTGCCCCTGTAGCCCCAGATGGTAAAGAAATTGTGTTTGTAAGAGCCCCATTAGATAATAAAAATCTTACACCTGTAGAATTAATTCCTGTTGCCCCGGTAATACTTAATCCACTTGCCCCACTAGGACCAGTAACCCCCGTAACCCCAGATGCCCCAGAAGGACCAATAATAGTTAAACCCTGAGAAGAGGCCGTTAAATAATAAGAACCAACTTGTACAACCGCACTTGTTCCAGATGTATAAGCTGTAAAAAAATGAGGACCAAAATATAACCCACTTCCAGAAGGGATAGAAATCTTATTAATAAATAATTCTTGAAATGGATTTCCTGAAGAACCAAGGTTAGAGATGCCAGAACCAGTAGGAATAATGTTTCTTCCGCTGACATTGATACCAGACCCCCTTAATATAGGGAACATCGTCTGAGAAATATATCCAGATAAATCCTGTTGATTAATTTGTCTGAGTCGAATATAGCTGTCCATAAACCTTTATTTTATATTTACACTAAATTAAATGAAAATAGGTTCAAAGGTAGAAGTATTCTCTTCTGGGGCTTGTTTTATATCGTTAAAACATTTTATCCCCCAAGCAGCTAATAATAAAGCGGTATAACTATCACGACGCATTCTTGTTGAGGTCATATCTCTTTTCATGATTTGTGGAAGGTCAAAACTTTGGGTTCCCTTAGCGGTTGTTTTAACCTCAATAGAGGCGCATTGATATTTTGTTTGTTTTAATAAAATTTCTTGAGTATCTATTAAATCTGAAGAAGATTCTTCCCCAACAAATTCTAAATTTACCTTAGCCAAACACGCCTTCTCAAACGAATTGGCCGAACCCTTAATACTTCCCCCAAACCAAATCTTTTTATAATCAATACACCCCTGCAAATGTTCATTGGCTTTTCTAATAAAATCTGTTGTAAAATATTGAGAGAAAGCCACCTTATGAATAGTTTTATTATATCCCTTTCTCGCTAATTTTAATTGTTCCTCTAATTCTGCCCCGTCTTTTTCGGCGACAAAATCAAACACTTTAATTTCGATATTATCCTTCCTAAACCATTCGCTTTCATTAGCTGACTCTAAAAATTGATATCCAGCATAATCAATAACAATCATTACAATATTAAAATTAGTATATAAATAATAAAAATACTTAATATGGTCCTTTAAATCTTTCCCAGCCTCAGCATAAGAATGGACAATCGTTGCCCCTGGTCCATTATCATCTAATTCGGTTAAACACATAGCAAAATTATCCGCAGTTGGAGAATTACTAAAGTTAGGGTCAATAGCTAAGATATATTTTTTGTCTTTATGTCCCTGTAATAATAACGTGGGTTCTTCTCCATCAGGAACAGTACATTCTATCATTTTCTTCATAGAAAAATAACTATCTGAACCATCAATGAATTGGGCACAATATTCCCGTTGAAAAGTTGCCGAATTAGCTTCATTGCTTTGGGCTAATTCAATAATACTTTTATCCATCCTATCAGGGGGAATAGCGTCCCATGATAATTGACTTACAAAGTATCTTGCCTTATTTTCGGGCAAGTTATCGCTATAAATTTGCTTTACAAATTCGTCATATTTTTTATAAAGATATTCGCAGGTATATGATGCTGATGATAATGCAACTAGTTTAGCATTATTATGAAAGACCATTCTTTCTTCCTCAGTTATAATTCCCTTTCGAATCATATCTGTTTCTTTATCACGAATCATTTTCCTTCGCTTAATTTCCCACGCGGGCGTAGCGACAAGATATGGCATTAAAACCTTTTCTACCATTTCCTCGCCCATTAATAAGAACTCATCAATAACTAATACATTGGCACGGAAACCACGGATTTTTTCTCCGTTAAGAGGAATAGCAACAATTTCTCCACCGTTAATACTCCAACGAAATTCATCGTTTCGTTTAATTTTATGACCAAAAGCTTGAGCCAACATAACTGCTTCTGGTTGGTCAGCCAGTTTTTCTATATGATTAAAAATAAAACGAGACGTTCTAAAAGTTGGTCCAGCAACAAGAATAGAAGTATTAGGAAAAAATATACATTGTAAAAAACAATAAATCGACGCTAACCAAGTTTTCCCAATTCCACGTCCCCATACATTTAGGGAATAATTAGAATTTAATAATCCCTTAATAATTACGATTTGGTCAGGATATAGTTGAATACCAGATAATAGTTCTGTGGTTAAACCTAAATTTCTATACAGAAATTTAATGAGGGTTAGTTTAGCTTCGTTGTCTTCTAATTCTCCTTTTAAACTATACATTAAGTGATTAATGTCTGTTATTTCTTTTTTGTATTTTTCTGATTCGTACCACATTAGATTAAATTTCCTATATCATACAAATATTGAAGGTCCACATTTCTAAATTGTCCATTAGAACAAAAAATTCTTTCAATAGCTTTCGCTGCATCCTGTCTATCATTTACAAATAAAAATTGAAGAAATTGATTATTCTGAATAATTTCTCGCATGTTGTGAAGAACAAATTCTGGACTAATTCTTGTTTTTCCGGCTACTTGATGACGATAAATAAAATTGTATACTTCCTCCATGGGTTCTTCAATGACCACAACTAAATAAGACCCTTTGGCCTTGTTTATTTCTCTTAAAAAACGATTAAATCCCAAGCTTAAAGTCGTGTAAAAATCTCCCAAAGATTTTCTTTCTATGTGACAATCATATGAAAACAAAATATCATTCAAAATATAATCTCCGAACATCAGCCCTTCTGAAATGGTCGGAATCGAAAATGATAATGGCTTTTGTTCTCTTGTATCTACGATGATACGATGTTTTTTTGAAAATTTATTCCAATTTCCATCAAATTCAATAGAAGAAAACCGAGAAGATAATCCTATTTCCTTACCAAATGATAAATAGTCCCCAGTGATTTCATTTAGTAATTTAATCCCACCCATGGGTAAAGAACGCAACTCCACCTGAGAAGGTAAAAAACGAAGACCTTTTTTTGCTTTTCTCTCCAACAAAAACTTACGAATATATTCTATAGCCTGATTATTCGGAACCTTTTTTAACCACTTAATAGCATTCAATCGCGAATTAAAATCACTATTCAAATAAAAATCTAATGACTTAAATTTAATAATAAAACCATCGAATTGGTCATATCGCGGAAAATGCTTTTGATAATATTCCACTTGGGAAATTTTATGTAACCTTAAATGTAAATGCAAAGATTTAAGGGAATCAAATAAAACCTTACATTCTTGACATATTAAATTATCCATAAAGAATTTCCTCTTTAGATAGACCTAAAATTCTCGCTTTAATTTCCGGCAAAGATGATAACCTTTCTACTTCTACCCCCATGGCTTTTTGTTCTTTTTCAGCTAATCTAAGTAGGTCTTGTCTCCCCTCTTCTGTCTTCCACATTTGAACCAAATTAAGAATGCTTGCTGTATCTTTTACCTGTTTAGATAATCGAGTGCTTCTTTTTTCTTTAAGGTCGTCTAACAGTTTTTGCTGGCGAGTAATACATTGGTTTCCCTCATTTTGAGCTTTACCAATCGCTTCGACTAATGACATGGAAATTCTAATTGTTTCATCCCCCCGTTGTTCATCATCGGTAATATTTTCCAATTGTCTCTGAAGATTTTCGCTACGCCGTTGAATTTTAAATTGCTGAACAACCTCATTGGCCAAAATAATATATTGGTCAACCTCTTCTTGAGTTAAATCTGGTTTATCATAAGTATAACGAATAAATGCATCTTCGCATAAGCTTCTATGAGTTTGACTTTCATAAGTAGCCATTTGAGTTAAGAACCTAAAAGTATGAAGATAATTAATTAGCATCTCTAAACCCTTTTTCTGCTGAGGGGTTAGTTTTTCCCTGTCTAGCACAAAATTAACATACTTATTAACACGGCGCAAAACCTTATCCATAGTTTTTGGTGGTTCATAAGTGGCACTTTCAGGAACATCTTCTTCTGCGGCCTGATTATAAATAACACGAGTATCTAGGCTTTTTACATATTCGTTTACCGCACGAGTTTCCGCGTGGAGATTAGATAAAGATGGATTCGCGAACATAATTCTTGCCATCTCTAAAGAGTTCATAGTTGCAGAATTATTAGCTATATAAAGCTTTTGTTCGTCTGTTAAAGTAATTTCTTTATCTTCCCTTTCTCCTTGCGGGCGGGCGCGTATATTATGTTTGGATAAAGCTTTTTTAATAGCTTTCCCCTCTTTGCTTCTACCATCACATTCTTGACCAAAAATAGACATCGTTAACTCTTTTAAACCAGGAGGGTTATCTGGAGTAGAGTTCCAGAGATTTAATAGATTTTGTTCTTGTTCTGCTGTTAGGGTTAAGTCGTCCATATTAAAAAATATCTACATCTCCATCAGCCAAACATTTTTTTACTTTTATAATAATATTTTTGCGTATATTTTTAATTTGTTTATATCCAGGATTCCGCCCTTTTTCATTTGATATGTATCCTAATTTTTTGGCAATAATCGCCTCGTCTTCGTGCAAAATAAAAAGCCCCTCATATACTTTATATTCTAAGGGCTTTAATAGTTCTTTCATTTTTTCGTGAAGAACCAAAATGTGTCTAAATACGTTCGATGTTTCATCAAAAATTTGTCTTATTTCTTGAGTATGATTTTCAATGGAAACGGGTATTTTAATATGGGTAGCTGCTTGTTTTCTTTTTTGCCAGTGGGCATATAAAGGACATTTAGAACTCTGCTCTCCATAAATTTTACATCCTAAATCCATCGCCGCCGCGCATCTAAGGCATGGACGAGAATAATTTGAATAATTGTTTCGAATAAGATTTTTTATTTGATTTCCGATTATAGCATTTAGCCACGGAATAAGGGGTTTTTCAGAATTATATTGTCCCCATTTTTTATATATGTGAATACGAATGATTTGTGATACATCATCATAATCCATCCACGATAAAGAAGTTAAATTCCACCGATGTTTTCTTTTGGCTATTTCAACATCAATAAGAGGCAAACATTCTTCGAAAGTTTTTGGATTATCCATTGTTTTTTTGGTTTCTTAATGTTCCGGCCTCTTTGGAAAAATCTGCCCAAAAATCTTTGCTATTTTGAGTGTTGGCAGGTCTATTGTTTTGAATGGGAGAGGGCGGGACATCTGATGGTTGAGATATTATACTTCCTAAAGTTTCTCCTGGTGGTCTATCTTTTACGATATCTACTTGCAAACCATTAATACGAATATCTAACTTATGTAACTTATCTAAATAATTATTATCTTCGTCATCATCATCTCCTTTAGCTACAAATGGTTCAAATGTCGATGGTTTAGGGGATGATATTTGAGAAGACAAAGAAGATAAATTCGTTCCGCACGAAGGACAAAAATTGACCTTGACGGGCATCTGTTTTCCACAGTTATGACAGAAAATCTTTGTTGACATATCGTTTTATTATACTTTTTAAATCTTAAACTTACAATATTTTGATGAAAAAACTCGGTATC